TTAAGAAGAGATGGTTATACTTTATCCTAAAAAGTACCTCCTGGGAGGTAGTATAGTAAAATATATTACCTCCCGTTTATTTTTAGAGGGTTTATGTTAGAGAGAATAATTTATAGGTGTAAAAATTGCAATTGGAAAAAATCCATAAACGCCTCTTGGATGGATATAAAACCTAAAAAATGTCCTAATAAAAAGTGTAAAACTAGTTTTTTATTAAAATCAGAACTACTAGAAATTAAGAATCCTTCGGAACCTGCCTTAAAAAATATTGAAAAAGTGTTAGAAGAGTCTCCAGACAAAGAAGAGGCTCTAGAAGATCCCCCAAAAGAAGAAAAGCCGAAGCGTGATGGACGACGAAAATAACAATAACGATAAAAATAAATATTCTCACTTAACCGAAGAAAAAGCTGAGAAAGCAGAAAAAGCTGTAACTAAGTTAACAGCTATCAGAGCTTTAAAGAAACTAAATGGAAGCTCTAAGTGGACTTTAATACAAGAAATTTTTCAAGAAATTCAAGCTACGCACGTTATCTCTAATCCAGACAAACTGCCTTCTACTAAGCAAATGGTAGAAGAATTAAAAAATGAAATAGAGCTTAGGTATTCAGACGATGAGGAATTAAAACAGCTATTGCTAAATAGTATCCCAGCGGAAAGATCAGTAAAAACGGGTTGGATGAAAAAAGAGGGATGGGACGAGGCTGTTTGGAGTAAGTTAAAAATTAGCGGGCTTTTTAATAACGAAAAAAGAGCCCAAATGATAGAAGCCTTGTGGAAACGAGGATTAGACAAATCTGATAATGCTGCAAAAATCTGGCTAACCCTTAGCGGAGATTACGTAGAAAAAGTTGATCATTCTAATGACAAAACTTTAGAAACCTACAGAGAAATAAATCAAATTTTGCACAAAAAGAAAGAATAAAAAGATTATAAGGAAGAGCCTTATGACAAAAATTCACAAAAGGAGCTAAAATGGACAATGCTCCTATAAATTTCAATGTAGAGGGAACCCCGCTAAGAATACATGAATTAGACATAGAAAAACTAGCCCAGTGGCTTAATTCTAAAAAAATACGGTCCACTCAAGGAAAATTAATACAGCCTTTACATGAAGGACATTTGGACGTATTAAAAGATCCTGCTAGATTTAAGGCCCTAGCTTGCGGCAGACGCTGGGGAAAAACGTTATTAGTGTCTTTAATGGCCTTATCAGTATTGATGCAAGTAAACAGAAGAGTGTGGATTTGTGCTCCTACCTATGATCTTGCAGAAAAAGTTTTTAGAGAGATTTATAATATATTAGTAACTCAATTAGGGCTTATTGTTCCAGGAAAAAAAGGCAAGGCTCGACAACAAAAAGGCGACTACTATCTTCAAACAGAATGGGGATCAGTATTAGAAGCAAAGTCGTTAGAAAATCCGGATTCTTTGGTAGGAGAAGCTAACGATTTAGTTATCGTTGATGAAGCGGCAATAGACCCGAAACTAGAAGATATTTGGGTGCAGATGCTAAAACCGACATTAATGGACAAGTCGGGAAGTGCCATTTTTATTTCTACTCCTAGAGGTAAGAATTCTTTCTATAAAATGTTTTTATATGGACTAACCGGAAAAAAACAAAGAGAAGGAAAATTACAAATAATTTTTGATGAGGCTACTGGAGTAGACAATGATATGAGGGATTGGAGTTCTTTTCAAAGAACTAGTTACGATAATCCTTTATTGTCTTCCACACCAGAAAGATCTAAACAAGAGATTGATAACTCTTATAGAGAAGCAATTTTGTCTGGAAAAGTAGAAAAGTTTAAGCAAGAGTATTTAGCGGATTTTGAATCCATAGCAGATCTGTGTTTTCCCGGATTTATTACAGAAATCACCGACATTCACAAGTTGGCAAATGTGATTGATTATAGTTGGCACCCTGATGGTGGGCCGGTTTTTTCGGCCTGCGATCATAACTTTGCTAAACCGGCATCTACTATTTTTGCTCAAGTTAATATGTATGGGGATGTTGTTATTTTTGATGAAAGATTTACTAAATCTACAACATCTTATATGCAGGCACAACAAATTTTAGATAAAGAAAAAGAACTAACTTCTACAGCTTTAGAAACTTGGCAAAAAGAAGGTCAAGCTCAAAATTTAAGAAGACATATTATATTTAAAGACATTATAGCAGACATTAGCGGAGATCAGGTTCAACTAAATGGAAGAGCGGCTTGGGACGATTTTGAGACTATACTTAAACGCAGACCCGTGGGGCTGAAACAGGATAGAGAAACTGGCTGTAATATGCTCAGGTTGTGGATGCAATATCCTAAATTCGACGAAAAGGGCAAACCAGTTATTAAAAAGGACGGAAAAGAACAAGAAACTTTTCCAAAGCTATTTGTTTCAAGAAACTGTGTTAACCTAATTTATGCACTAAGCACTGCATCTTTCAAAAAAGGTAATAATGGAGTATTGAAAGAGGATTATCAAGAAACTCCTGAAGGATACGAAGGGTTGATTGACGCTCTTAGATATTTGTTAGTTTATTTATTTCACGACACAGGTCGACATTTTACAATATTTAAAGGATTTTAATAATGTCATTTCCTAAAAAGGATTCTATCCGCCTTAGACAAAGTACGGATACTACAGATCGTAGGCTTACCGGCACTTTAGACGGAACCACAACTACTGAGACTGTTTTTTTGAGCGTAGTTGCTGAAAAAGTAACTGTTCAATCTACTGACACTTTAGCTGGAGACGTTACTTTTAGTTGTAATGGAGTAGATTTTTTTGTTGGAGTTTCTTTTGTAGCAAATACCCCTATAAGCTATAGTACGCATAACGTAATAGCGGTCAGGGCCACTAGAACCGGTGGATCAGGTAAGCTGTCTATTCTTTCTAAATAACATGGAAATTTTTTACAGAAAAAATCACAGATTTGTTATTGACGATTCTAAGCTTAGGCCGGAAGCTAGACGAACGGACATACAAAATAGTTTATATTTATCTGTTTATTCGGAGTTTTTAGGAGCGGTTAATAACGTTAAGTATAAAGACTTAACGCCAGCAGCTAGAATAGCTAAAATAAATGAGTATGCTGAAAATTGGCTAAGACAAAAAGGACTACTCTAAAATGAAAATTAAAAATAAAGAAAAAGCCTCTAATAAAGTTCAAGGAATTAATCCGACTACTAAGAGTTTATCCGATGTCGGAGTACAGATAGCTACAGCCCCTGCCCCTAGAGGACTGGGCTCTGAGTATGCTAATGCTGTTAATACTTTAGTAGAGGGTTCTAACGATATTAAAGGAAGTACGCACGGATTTTTAGGAATCGACAAAAAAACTTTAGATCCTAAAGAACATGCACATTCCCTAGTAAAAAAGAAGTAATACCTATGCATAAAGAACCTAAAGTAGGATCAAAAAAATATTTTGAGCACGAGGCAAAGGAATCGGACTCTACGGAATGTAAAGAACGTGAAGAAAGTCCGAAACATGAAGAAGCTGAAAAGAAGGAAATGGGAAAAGCTGCACATCTTAAGCACTCTCAAGTAGAAGCCAAGCAGCATCAATTAACTAACGATTTAGCTAATCACTTGCATCATCCTCAAATTGGAGCTAAAGGGTCTAATCTTCCTTTTAAAGCTCCTAAATGCTAATTATAACGTTATAAGGAGAAAATAATGGCTAAGACTGGAAAGACTAATGCTGGTGCTGTATCTGATTCAGCGCCTAGCCTAAAGTCCCGTGGACTTAAGAACCCCATGCCTCAGAGTCATCCTCAGGGTGAAGCTAATCCCGGGTCTCTAGGCAAGAAGGAAATGAAGAAGTAATTTGCTGGAGGAGATTTTTCTCCTCCGCTTTTATTTAAATTTAATACAAATACTAGTAGAGCTAGTATACTTTTTCCTAGAGGGAAGAAGGGAATGACAGAATGTCATTTAATCTTGGAATATCAAGTCATCCTATAAATAGACTAGGCGGATTAAGTTCTATCGGAGTTTATTTATATGAGGATGTTTATTATAGACAATGGATAACAGAAGTTGCACTAGCCTTTTACGAAGGCAGGCAAGATGAATTCGTATGGCTAGATCTTGTTAAGCAGTTTAGAAATCCTGAGAAAAACTAAAATACTTATAGGATTTGCTTTTCGAGAAAAAAACTCGGTGAATTGCTAGAAACCCCTAAAACTCATAATACTACAAAGTAAGTCGAAAGATTAGGCTTGAACGTTATAAAAAATTATGAGGTACTAAATGGGCAACCAGCAGCTAAGCGCAATAGGGTTTAAGTTATTGCGAAAGTTCAACGACTAAACGGTGAGTCCCAACAATAATCCGTTCAGAGAGTGCCGAGCCCCTTAACAAATCAAGGGTGAAGATATAGTCTAATCTTTTTTGAAAGAAAAAGAATGATTAACGTAAAAAAATTAAAAAGTTCAGAGTTAGATTCTGCTATTTATGCTATGATTTTAGGAGATGGCTGTGTTCAAGTCGGAAAAGGCATAAATTGCACATTTAAAATAGGACATAGCATAAAGCAAAAAGAATACCTACTTTGGAAAAATGAGATAGTAAAGCAGATAGGCACAGTTACCACTAGATTGTGGGGATATGAAAAACAAAACGCTTACTATCTAGAGACAAATGCTAGAAAGTATTTTACCAAACTAGAAAGAATATTCTATTCTAACAGAACTAAGGTAGTTTCAAAAAAAATACTAGATAAGCTAACAGATTTATCTTTAGCTATATGGCATATGGACGACGGATACATTAGCTATAATACATCCGGTACTCCGTATGGAGAATTGTGCGTAGATCAATTTCCTCTAGAAAAAGTAGAACTAATTCAGCAGTGGTTCCAAAAAAAGTTTAAAATGAATGTAGGAATACGGCAATTAAGATATTTATCTGGAAAATATGCAGGAAAAGTAGCCTACAGAATAACTTTTAACAAAGAAAACTGCAAAAAACTTTCTGAAATTATTAAACCTTACGTTAATCAAGTAAACTGCATGAAGTATAAAATTGTGCAGTAATCTGCTAAGTTTCTCATAAAGAAGTAATTCTTTAAGAATAAGTATTTAATATATGACAGCAGATTCTTCCTATCAACCTTACTAGAGAAATTATTGACGAAACCTCTATACTATATAGAGAAGACCCTATATATCAAGTAGTTGATGAGAACGGAGTCGTACTCCAAAAAGATCAAAAACTGTGGGAACAGATAATGAAGGATAGCCGTTACCTAATGGTAATGGACAAACTTGATAGATGGGTTAAATTATTAGGAACAGTTTTAGTAAAAGTAAGTTTTGTTGATCCTAGTACTGGTCAAGTAGTTGATAAAGCTAAGGGTGGGCAAGTTCAATTAGATATACTTCATGGTGGGGTTTATGATATTCATCATGGAGCATCTCCTTATTATATTACAGAACTTCTTATAGGATTTGGTAGTAAATTTGGGGGTTTTGGAGGACAGCTAACTGGAGTTAATATGTCCAAAGCTGTATCCACTCCCGTTTCTGTAGATTTAGGACAAACTTCTCAAGAATTAAAGACTCGAATTACCAATCCTGGAAGATTAAAGACTGTAAATAAGATTTATTGGAGCCCAGAAGCTCACAGAATAGAAGGAGAAAGTGGGGAATATTACGAAACTAATAATCCTTACGGACTAATTCCTGCTGTTCCTTTTTTTAATCAAGACCCTGCACATTACTATTTTTTACCTATTAACGAACCTCTTATTTATGCTAATCATGCTATAAATATGAGAATTACTGATCTTAATCATATCGCTAAATTTCAATCTTTTGGAGTCCCTGTGGTTAGTGGGGTTGAACGTCCTACTTCTGTTAGACAAGGCCGCCCCGTAGACGATTTTAATATGCTTAAAGGTGGAACCGCACAATCTAAATTTGGCGGATTTGGAAATTCCCACGGTTTAGGATCAGGCTTTAATTATAGGAATTTTGACGTAGGATTTGGACTATTTACTGACGGAAATGCTGATGCTAATGCGTTAGGTGTGTCCTTAGGGCCTGATACCGCCATAGCAGTAGGAGAAAAAGGCGATTTTAAGTTTGAGCATCCTTCTGCAGATATAACCGGACTAATCAAAACCATAGAAAGTATTACTGATATGGTTAGAATTAATCACGGTTTGCGGCCAAAGTACAAAGATACTCTACCTAGTTCTGGATTTGCTCTATTAATGGAAAAAATTGGTGTTATGGAAGATAATATCCGTAGGGCCAAACTATTTAAAGAGCGAGAACAACAACTTTTTGGAGTAATTAAAGCTTTATGGAATACGCATTATGCAAAATCTGGAGACGCTAGATTTTCAGAAAATGCTAAACTGGAAGTGACCTACAAGCAGCCTTCATTTCCTGTAGACCCTAAAACCAATATAGAAACTCTGTTGATGGAAAACTCTTTATTGAATCAAGGAGATCGAGGTAGCTATAAGAAGCTTTATCCGCATTTAAGCGATTCTGATATAGATGTTCTTATAAAGAGACGGAGAGAAGATAAGTTAGAGCAAGCCATGTTTGACTCTAAAATACGAGTTCAAACTGGAAAAATGCTACTAAAAGCTGGACTATCTCCTTCTGTCGAAACTGCTGGAAAAAATAACCCGCAAGATAAAAAAGCTCAAGATACTGAAGAAGTTACTAAAAAGGTTACCAAACCTAAAATTGACAATAGGGCTAAGCAGTCAGAAAATAGTTCAAAACAAGGGGGCAAAAACGGAGATCCTCGTAAGAAAGGATAAAAATGAAAAATTCCGTAAATCCCCAAAAATGGTTTTCATTAGTTTTATTACGCAAAGACCAAGACCATATACACATACTAGAAACTCAAAATGAAAAAGAAGTATTGGTTGTATGGAAAGAATTGGTTAATGCGTGGAAAACTTGCGTAAAAGAAGTAATCCCGTTCACCTTAGACAAACCTTTGGTTACCGCTTTCGATCCGGGGTTAATTTCTGAAATTAAAATACTAACTAAAGAAATGGGATTATCAGATAACCCTTACAAAAAAGAAATGCTTGATAAGGGATTTGGTAATACTTTAAACAATTATACCAGAACTTCTGACATACTAGATTCTGGTTATAAACGCTAGAAAGTCTCTAAAATCTAGTAGAGCTAGTGAAGGAGAATATTATGTCCGATCTACTTAATAAGCTTGGAGCTAAGCCGGATAATTCAAATAAGTCTTCAGTAAAAGGAACTGGTAATTCAGAGCCACACCAAGCTTTAGATAAGAGTGTAAAATCTAGTTCGGAAACGGATTTAGGTTCCGACCTTATTTCTAAAGCTGGTAATAGTAAGCCAAGTACTGCTGCCACGGGAAAAGCTGAAGGTACTGAAGGAGAGAACGAAAAATCTGCTTCTAGTGACGGAGAGAGTGCTGGAGGTGACTTCGTAAAAGATCCTGATAGCTGGACTAAGGAAAGTGCTTTGAAGGAAATAAAACGCCTTCGAGAAGAAAACAAAACTTATAGGTCTACGTTATCTACTAAATACGAAGAAAAGTTAGACAGGCTTAAGGCAGAAATGGATGCTCGTATTTCTGCTAAAGAGGCTACATTAACCGAACTTCAAACTGCAAAAGAAGAGTTAGAAGATATCAAAGCTAAAGAGGCTGACAAAAAGCGAGATTTATCAGAAAAACTCGCTCATAGAGAAGCCTTGTTAGCAGATATTAAAGCTAAACACGAAGCTGAAGTTAAGGTTCTTTCAGAAAAACTTACTGATCTTAATCAAAAGGTTAGTAAGTTTGAGGCTGATAATGAAGCCCAATTAGAAGTATACAAACAAAGGTTAGACAAAGAACTGGAAACTGTTCCAGAAAAGTATAAAAGTGTTGCGACCCTTATTATAAAAGGAGCAGGCGATCCACGAGAGGCCCTAGTTGCGCTAAATGAGGCAAAAATACAAGGGGTTTTTGAGGATAAAACCGTTGTAGTTAACCACGGCGTTCCTGGAGCTAAAGATGGGGCTCGTTCTACCAAAGAAAAACTAGACGAAGCGGCCAAAGCTAGTAGAGAAAAGATGACTTCTCAACAAAAAATTGCAGAAGGACTACGATCTATTAGAGAAGGCAAGCCAAACAACATGGTTAAAGGGTTAAGGAACTAAGGAGAATAAAATAAAATGGCTCAAGTAATTTCATTATCTGATGCAGCCGTCTTATCAAATAACCTACTAGTTGAAGGTATTATAGCTGATATCATTTCAGTTGATGAGTGGTTTCGTTATCTACCTTTCGTGGTTTTTGAAGGACTTTCATATACGTTCAGCCGTGAAGCTACTATCGCTGCTGCGGATTTCGCCCTACCCGGTGCGAATCTAAACCAGAGTAAGTATCAAGGCGGTGCGACGTTTGTTAACGTAAATGTTAACCTAACGGCAATTATTGCTGAAATTATTCTAGACGGTCATCTAGAAGATCAGTTCAGCGAATCAAACGATTTAGCGGCGTAAGCCTATTGGTCGTTTTAAAATTCTGTGATATGCTGGAACATCCTTAGAGCTTGGTAAACTACAAAATAAGCAGTAATGCTAAGTTTGAAAGTTTAAAAATTACCAAGATTGGACAATCAGCAGGTAGCTCTCTTAATGAGAGGGGACCCCAGAGACTAAATAAATAGGAGTAGATGAAGCAATGAGTATGAATAAGTACTCGCCTGTTGTAAAACAGATACCTTTATCGAAAGATTGTATTGAGTTTATTGTAGGAACCGTATTTGGAGACGGGCATCTTTTTAAATCGGCACAAAACGCTAGACTTCAAATAACTCACGGTAAATCTCAAGAATTCTATATTAAACACAAAGCTGAAATATTAAAAGATATATGTCCTGAAGGGATTAAAGAAAAATTAATATTTGACAAAAGAAAAAATAAGTATTATCCATCATTGACACTTTGTACTTACGTTAACGAACAATTAACAGACTTATATAAATTATTTTATCCGCAGAAGAAAAAAATAATTACTAG